GGCTCGTCCTCTGCATTCGCAACCGCATCGCCGGTGTAGCTGCAGTCCTCTGAGCGGTAGACCCAGGGGCAGGTGTAACGAAGGGCTCTGCGCCGGGGCAGCATCACGCCGTCGAGGTCGAAGGCCGTGCTGAGCCGGAAGCTCACCAGCAGCTTCTGCTCTGACTCTTTCTGCTGGATGTACCAGGTCTCGATCGGCCAGTGGGCGTTGCCGTCTGGGTCAGTGCCGCCGTCAAGGTGACGGGCCAGCACCCGGGTGCGCCGGACCCGCGCTCCGATCAGATCGTTCCACTCGTTCACCAGGCCGGTGAACTCCAGCCCGATGTTGCTGATCGTCAGTAGCGGTGAGGCCGGCACGCCATCGGTCTGCAGCAGGAACCCAGTCGCCTTCATCGGGATGGCGAGGTATTGACGACTGGCGAAGGCAACAGGCTGGCCGTCGGCCACTGTCCAGTTGCAGAAACGAACAAAACGATCGTTTCCAGTTGCACCGATGGGTGTCAAGTCCAGTTCCCACAAGTCGACGATCGCGTCGCCTTGAAGGTTCTGCAGGTCTGCGTTGTCGCGGAAACTGCGAGTCATCAGTTGTACCAGCGTCTCAGGGTGAAGCTCAAACTCGCCAGGTCGCCCGTGGAAATAACCCAATTCCACTCGGGCGGGTCGAGGACCCAGCGCTTGTTGACCGTTTCGTTGGGCGGCATCCACTCGAAGTTGCCGGCGCCGAGGGTGATCAGCTCGTTTTCAAGGGTTTGGCACTGATCCCACGCCATCATCGGGGTCTGAACCCGCCACGTCTCGCTCACCGGGTTGACGCCGTTCTGACGCCGGGCGACATAGCCGTCCCCGTACTGCTGCTCGAGGGTGCGGAAGGTGGTTGTCTTTTGCGCCTCGACTGAAACGCAGAGGGTGCCCAGCGTCATCTGGGCTGTGCAGCTAATAGGCATGGCTCATCGATAAAGGGTGCCTCCGGGGCGGCGCTCCCGGTTGATAACACCCATGACGCTGGTTTCGATCATTCGGCCAAATTCCGAAGCCTGCTTCTTGTCGACCGATGCGCCGCTGTCGCTGATGGTGATGTTGACCACGCTGTTGACATCGCCGCTGCTCTCTGTGTGGCGACTCATCTCGCTAAGAGGGATGACGGCCTCAGGACCCGCCTCGCCGATCAGAGCAGCAGTGGGCTTGCGGACAATGCCACCCTCGGCAAACGGAGTCAGAGGACCTGCCAGTCCACTGGTGTCAACGCCAAAGCCACCGCTGAATTGACTGGTGCCCATCCCGCCCCAGTTGGTCTGACCAACAGAGCTACTGCCAACACCAGCAAACATCCGAGCAACACCGATCGCGATGTATTGCGCGATGGCCTGGGTTGCGTAATTAAGTAACGCGCTTGCAATGCTCTTGAAGAAGTCAGCGATCGCCTCTTGTGCGCTCTTACTTCCGTCGAGGACTGACTTGAAGCTATTGCTAAATGCATCGCCAAGCGTCTGCCCAGCGAAGGCAGCGACCTCGGCTTGATTAGTCAGCTCCTCCAGTCGGGCAACCTCTCCGTTGCCATAAGAGGCTCCCTTGAGCTTCTCGTCGTTGTAGGCCCTAGCAGCATCAGTCAGTGCATCCTGAATCTGCAGACGCCGAATGTCTGCGTTCAACGCCTCGAGCTGCAACCGCCGCGAAGAATCTTGGATCTCGTTGATGTCGGACTGGTTGTCCAGGAACTGATGGTCGATCTCCAGTAGCCGCCGCGCCGTCTCGTCCTTGGCAGTCATTAACGCCACCTGACGGCTGAACTCGGTGCTCAGAGCGGTGTAAGCCTGCAGCTGCTCTTTTGCGATGTCAGCCGCAGACTTGCCACTTTTGTTATCAGGGCCAGGAGGTTTGATGAGATTCGGAAGGGATGGCCTGGGGCCGCCCTCGCCACGATTGAAAGCAGCATCTAGTGTCTTCGCTTCATCCGATGCCTTCAGATATTTCTGCATCGTCGCGATCAGGGTCTGGCTGTATTCCTTGCCTGTGGTCTGAGCCGCGACGTAAGCCTCCTTCTTGAGACCCTCTAGCCCCACTCCGAACGGAGTGATCGTGTCCTTAAACAACTCACGCGAACCCTGGCCCCTGCCAAGGATCCCCAAGTCGTTCTCAAGAGGAAGCCGTCCCGCCTCAATCGTCTTGCGAGTACCACTCGTGCCTTTGCCAAACAAGTTGAGCAGATCATTCGCCGCGCCAAGTGCGTTGGAGAGGAGGCCGCCGATGTACTTGATCGGTCCTTCAAGGGCAAGGATTACGCCCGCCAGGTCCCTGAAGCTCTGCGCCATTTCTGGGACGATGGTTCTGGTCAATGCGACCTGAACCTCCTCAGCCGCGTTCTGGAAGTCCTTGATCTTCTGCTCTGGGCCATCCAGGGCTTCACTGAGCTGATCTGCGCCTTCCTTCTCAATCCGTTTCAGCGCACGAATGACGACGTCGGCGGTGAGCTTGCCCTCTGCGGCATAGTCGCGCAGCCCGCCTTGGGCGATGCCTGTCTCCTTGCTGATAGCGGTCAGGATGCCTGGCACCTGTTCCGCGATCGAGTTGAACTCGTCACCACGGAGTGCACCAGAACCCAACGCCTGCGCCAACTGAGTGAAAGCAGCAGACGCTTCGGTCGCACTTGCCCCGCTCAGTCTCGCTGCAGTGCTGAAGCCTCCATAAACCGACTGAATGGTCTCCAACTCAATCCCGACAGGTCTCAGTCGGGCGTAGGTGTTAGCTAGCGCCTGATTTGCTTCGGTCTGACTGACACCGAACTTCTGCGCAGCACGGCTTGCAGCCTCTGCAAGCTGAGCAGCTTCGCCATAGCCCCGAGCTAGAAACTGAATCCGCCGCTCGGATTCAATCCTGCTAATGCCTGTCTGTAGGGCTGCCTGCCCAGCACGCAACGTGCCGTAGGCGAGAGCAAGCTTCCCAACAGCACCGACTAATCCCTTGACGCGGCTCTCGGCGGTCTTGGCAGAACGGCCAACGCCATCTATTCCGCCCTGAGCACCTTTGCCACCACGTTCAATGCCTTGGAGCTGGTTGCTCAGGTCGCGGAGCTTGCCGCCGCCTTGGGTCCTGAACACGAGATTGACGCCAAATTCCGTCGCCACGTCAATCCGCTAAAGGCAATCCCAGTCTAAAGTTGGTGCGCCAGCGAGTTCCTGCTCCTGGCGCGTGACCACCTCAAGCGACTGAGATGATGCATGGTCTGGCGAGGTGTTACCTGGACCGACGCCTAGCCTTCTCAATCGCAGCCTTTTCCTCTTCGCTCTGCAGCTGAAAGAACGCAGCCCACAACCAGAGCTCTTCTGGCGTCATCGCCTCGCGGAGCTGGACGAGCGTCATGCCCAGCTCCTTGGCGATAGCCAGCTCAGTTACCAGCTGCGGATCCTTTCTTAGCTGCTGAACCAGTGCTTTTCATGTCAGTAGGCTCCTCGTCGTCAGACTCGGGCTCCTGCAAGAGTTGAAGCATCAGGGATTCAACGACCGAGGCAGGCAGCTCGTTGCGAAGCTCCGCGACTTCACCCGCAGAGAACATCCTCTGGCCGTTCTCGTCCTGAGCTTTGGCCACTAAGAGCTGAAGAGCGAACGCAACAGCGTCATCACCGCCGCCAGACAACTTCTGAGCCTTGGTGCGCTCAGCCAAAGTGACTGGCGTTGACCAGTAGGAGAACTCAGAACCATCAGGAAGATCCACAGCGCGACGCTGGGCCTTCATGCTGACTGCGGCTTTAAGCCGCTCTAAAGCGCTGGACATGGCGGTCATGTGACTCAACTGGAGTCTAAAGACAGACAGGGGGAGCCAGTCCCCCACGCTTCTGCCGCCAGGAGTCACCACTGGCACCCCAAGCCTAAGCACTAAAAAGCCGCCCCCGAAGAGGCGGCCCGTGATCAGCAACCAGTTACAGCGTAACGCCGAAGATGGCTGTGGGCTGCTCAGCCAGCGTGAAGCTGATCTCAGCAGTGATCGCGTCATCAGGGTTCACCGAAACGGAGAAACCCTGGAGGCTGATCTTGCCCTCGAAGTAGCTAGAGGAGGTGTCGTTGATGGTGGTGCCAGCGCCCGCGACTGCGTTCACATAGAGCTTCACATCAGCGGTGGAGTCCTTCAGCATCGAGTTCGCCAGAAGGCGATTGGCAAGGCTGGCCTGGTCAGGGGTGAACAGCACGCTGAGACTGCCTTCTCCAGAGGCGTAGCCGCCAATCTGAGTGCGGAACTCGGCGTACTTCGACCCGTTACCAATAGTGCAGGGAAGGGTGGTTGTATCAATGCTCTCGCGAGAGAGATCGATGGACCATTCCCTCACCATGCAGACCGCATCAAACTGGGCATAGGCCAAGCCGATGTGGTTTGCAGCGCCAGGGGTGTCGGCACCGCCAGAGCCGCCGTCACCGTTGAGGGTGATAGCAGTGCCGCCAGAAGTGGCAGACACTTGGATGGTGGTGTCAGTGCGAGCAACCACAAAGACGGTATCGCCAGCGGTAAGGGCGGTGTCAATGCTGGCAGTGCCTTCTTCGGTGAAGACGACAGGGTCGCCAACTTTGAAATCATTGTCACTGGGGACGGTGATGTCAGAACCAGAGGGGAAGTCAGTGAAATCCAGCAGACAGAACTCGGTGCCTGCAGGCTTGAATGTCACAAGGCCGTCAGCCCCCGAGAGGGTTGACTGCCCACATGCGATAGGCATGATCTAAACCAGAAAAACGACAGGTGGGGGCGTTGTAGGGGCGTTCACCTGCGGGGGCTCAGGCTTCCCTAATCCTAAGAAGCTCTCGCAATGAACCCTGCAGTCACCGCATTGACGTGATGCGGACGCTGGTCAGGCGCCAACGCTGACGGGCCTGTCATGTTCCTGAACGCCAGCTGCTCCACACCAGTTGGGTGGGTCGTGCCCCGCTGATTAGTAGTGACCCATGCCTTGATCACCTCCAAGGCAATGTCTTCCCCAGGCTTGCTGCCTTGTTGCTTGGGGGTATAGACGAGGCAGTTGATGGAACCGCGGATGTCTTCAACCCCTTCGCAGCCAACTACATCGTCGGCTGTTTGATCGAACGCGAGACTAATGACCGCGTAGGTCTCGTCGGCAGGGCCGCTCGTCTCCCCGTAATTGTCAAAGCTGATTGCAGCAGCAGCAACGCCAGCAGTGCGAAGAGCGTCATGGGTGGCCTTCTCAACAGCGCCACGGATTGCTTGGTAGCTCACAGATCAAACCTCTCTTTGATTTCCTTTGCGGCTTCAGCCTGGATCCTGGGGATAGTCTGATTGCGGAAGGAGGTGAACCAAGTCTTCGCCTGCGAAACCACGTTCCCCTCGATCGCAACCAACTTGGCGTACGGGAGCGCGTTCTGGATTGTGTAGGTCTTGTTGGCGTCAATCCTCAAGTCAGTCGCGTCTGTGTTCGGGCTATCAGTTCCCTCAGGTGCAACTGCACCGCTGCCTGGTCCTTCTGAGGCGAACCAGCTAGAGCGGAAGCGACCCGTGTCGTAAGGCGAGACCTCAGTAGACCCAAGTCGACCCTGGGTGGTCACAAGCACCTCGGCCTGCAGTGAGTCCAGCGCCTTCTTCAGATGCGCCTCGAGGTCCTTCGCTCGCGTGAACCGTGGCATCAGCTGTTCCTCCCCTTGATCTTCGACGCGATCAACCCAGCACTGCTGTAGGTCGGGCTGACCTCAATCACGCGCCACAGGAACCCGTCATAGGTAAAGGTGTCCTCCGTGGTCGGCAGGAAGTCCAGCCCTGTATTGCCATCGTGATGCACCCAGATGTCGATCTCGTAGGTCTCTGCAGGGCCGCCACCTTCAACCCGGCTGCGGGACAGGACGCCTGCGCTGATCGCGTGATCCGTCTCGCTGCTTGTCACTGACCCCGTCTCTGGGTCGTAGCTGCTGGTCCCGTGCTGGTGGAAGGTGATTGCCGTGGCAAAGACATTGTCGATCAGTTCGACGGCAACAGGCAGGAACGTGGCGTCGATGTTCATGTCAGCTCCTCACGCGGGCCAGGATGCGGCTGCCGCCATAAGCCGTGTTCAGCCAGCAGCCCAGCATGTCAACCAACCATGGGAAGCTCTGCAGCACCACAGGGCCAGTGACGCTGACCTTGCTGCCTTGACCCTCCTTGAACTCGAAGAACTCCTGCTCGAGGTCGCCAAGCTTGTTCCGCTTGACCGCACCCGGCTGAACGGTTGGTCCTTTATCCCCGCCCGTGATCGAGTCAGGGTTATGCACGAACTTGAACGCCAGCTCGAACGTCGCCTGTTTCACCTGCAACGGGATCTCGGTGCAAACAGCCTCACGGCAGAAGCAGGTCACGTCCTTTCGCGGCCAGTTCAACCGTTGCGT